CTCATCTTTATAGAAGGGTTCTCGCGTGTAGAGACTTGTACTGAATGCAAGCCCCTTTGGGAGTTCAGGGTTAATTGCGAATGCTTTGAGCATAGTATCTGAGTGTATTCTTCGGATAATGAATCCGAGTCTACGGAGCTTGTCGCGGTCATAATTAAAGTTTTGTCCGACAATATCCTTCTCCATTAATACTTTGGCAAGCATTTGCCACAATGTTACCATATCCGAGTCTGGAATATTCGAGAGTTTCCCCTCATTCCACAGGGGGACCGTCATTCCATGTCCCTTATTCATCGATAGACCGATACAGATAGGCAAACAATGCCCACCTGCTTCGATATCTACCGACATCTTATTCTTGTGTTTGTAGAGTTCAAGGAACTCATGGAGTTCACCAGAGTTCTGACATATCTGAAGCACTCTATTGGGTAAATCTAATAGAGGCGAATGCCTCTCATCCCATGCGCGCTTCATATCGAAGATTACAACTTGTCGGTTCCAATACCCCTTAACCTCTCCACCCTTAGTACCAGGTAGAAAATGTGCGGGATTATAGGTAGGCACAAACTTGTAACCCATACCCCGGAGGAGACTTCCCCGATGTTTAGCAATCTTATCTTTCCCTGAAAGCGCCCAAAGAGAATTGCCACCGAGAGCAAGTATACAGTTAGGTTTGATTTCATTCAGCTCTACTCTCAGCTCATCGAGTTGCTGATCAATATCAACTCCAGCATTCTTGGCTCTAACGTGGAATGGTAATTTCTTACGTTCCAAATTTGGAGGAACTGAATACTTTGAAACCGTAGTAAGCCAGCATTCTGAGCGTGGGACTCCTGCATCTCTCAGCAGTCTATCCAACTCTCTACCCGCGGCTCCGCTAAACGGTTTACCAGCTACCGTGTCCTCATGAGTGGGAGCATCACCCAGTATTACAAAATTGGCTCCAGATGGTCCCTGTCCGGGGACATATTTTTTGTGCTCACTCATCTTTTAGTTCCTGATGGAATGTCTTAGAGCAAACAGTACATAACCACATCCATTTACTACCGACAAGATATTCAATCAGGCTCTTGTCCGAGTTCGAGCAGTGGGGGCATTTCAGGCACATTGTTAGACTCTTTCTTATCGATAACGCGCACATGAATAGCTCGATATCCTTTCCCCGGAATTTGGATGGGAGTAAATTCAACCATCATTCCACTCTTAAGCTCCAAGAATGGAACGGTGTCCTGTTTGAGAGCAGTCCAGTGAAAGAAGATGCGCGTAAACTGAATCTCCTTTGAACTGATGAATCCCCATCCCTCTTTACTCACTTTGATTACACGTCCAACGGCTTTGGTTTCAGTCATTTTCTCTCTTTCTGCACAGTCCGAAAAAGCGGAGGCGTGTCCAGTTCCCTGCTCCTTTTAGTGCAGCGATAGGACACGCCTCCTAGTCATCAGGCGCACATTGCAAGCATCAACTCGTACTCAGACTCCCTGATATTAGATGTGTGCTGCGAGAGTCTCGTAACTTCTGAACATCTTGGTAGTGTGCTACTGATGAATCTGGTTAATCGTCGGATGCTTCTTCGTCGTCATCTTCATCGACGAAATCATCATCCTCATCGTCATCGTCATCCTCATCTTCGAGGAGTTCAGCCTGCTCAGACTCCGTGATATCTTCGTCGTCTGTGCTTTCCACCGGCTTATCGTCGTTTTCTTCCAGATAGTATTCCACTGTACTCTCCCATTCATTGGACTAGCTGAAGTGTAGTCACAACTAAAGAAAAAGGTGAGGGTTGGCTGTCCCCTCACCTACTAGCTACTACTGACCGCGAGCCTGACGATACTTGTGATTCACGCGATTCACAATACGACCCTGCCATTCGCCGTTTTCGACGAATACTTCAACCTGACGACCGACTGCGTTGCTCAGATCGAAGCGCGCACCAGCTTTCACATCGACACCGAAAGCCTTGAGAAATCCAACAGCGAATCCAATCGCCTTGCTGTTGAAATTCCAGTCGAGAGGAACACCCTTGAACTCCTCGCCGTCATTGTCAGCGTTCTTGATGACGGTACCCTCGACGGGGTAGTTGGTGGAGCCTCCATCCTTCGAGGGAGCCTCACCAATGTTGTCGATGTTGACGAGATACCACGCGGGTTCCACAACCTTCCCGCGCATCAGATCACGATCACTAAACGTCACAATAGGCATCAGACTATCTCCTCTGTCGTTGTTGTTAGAACTTCGATGTTGGTGTGTAGGTTTCTTTGAGCTTCGCAATGGCTGGCACGATGTACGTGTTGTAAAGAGGTTTGTCACCGAATACAATCTCTTTATCCATGCCCAATGCAGTCCGCGCAAAGTCGTCACCAGTGTGCTCTGTCAGTAAAGAATAGTCACCTCCCATTCCCTCAACGAATCCCTTCTTAATGTTGAAGTGATATACTTCACCACAGTAAGCCGGGATTTTCGGTGCCACCTTCTTACCCGCAGTCACAATAGTCCGTGACACATGGGTAGTATTATTCGTCGTATTGCGATACTCTGCCTGTACGACGTGCGCTATAAGAATGATATTGACCTTGTGAAAGGTGCAGATATCCTTTGTCAGCGCGATGAGTTCCTGAAGTGCGGATGACTCTGCATTGTAGTCCTCAATCTCATTCACAGCGATACCTGCGATGAGCTTACCGGCTTGAGCACCACTCTGCCGTGTCATACCGTACTTCGCTTTGACAGTCTGACGCAGTGTCATGTCTGCCATCGACGTAATAGAATCGAAAATCAGAGTCCTGTATGGACACTCAGTCTGGAACTTTTCGAGCTGCTTGCGCGGCTTCGTCCAGTCATCATAGTCCTCATACTTGATCGTCTTAGGATCGATTCCCCACTTCTTCATGGGGAGATAAATCCCATTCATTTTCCTATCCCATGAGAACCAGAATTGAGGTCCAGGGAAGGATAGAGCCTGAGTACTCTTACGAGTGCCCGGTTCTCCTTTGAACATACAGTACAGACTATCGAATCCTACGTCGTCCATGCTCGGCATTGTCACTCTCCTTAGTAGGTGACTGTCGTGCGATTAATCCTCTCTTCTGAGCCTCTGCAATGAGAGTCTCATATTGAACGGGGAACTGAGAGTAGTATTCCAACATACCCTCAACCGGCCCATTGTTCACAGTATCTTGATACACCTCAAAACACGCCTCGAATCTCCTGCGTTCGATGAAGTGTATAGTTGACAACAAGTGAGAAGATGGCATCTTCTTAATCTCTACCTGAATACCCTCACGGGTAATCCAGATATCCTTAGCAATTATTGGCATTAGTGTATTGAATCCTCACTCTTCCCGTCAGTAATCACGTAACCAATCACCGTATCGTCCGCACATGATTCGGTGACTGGCTCGATGACAAGTTCTCCACCCTCACTAGCGATAGCCACGTAGATATCGAAGTCAGGGTCAAGTTGTTTCAGTACCTCAAGGAGTTCTCTCACCTTAGCCACTACTTTCCTCCTCTCGGTCCATTCTCAGGAGTATACTTACGCTTCTCCTTAGTCCTACGAATCTTGCGCAGTTGAGAAATTAGAGTAGAGGTATTCTTTACCCTCTCCTCTAGTTGCTCGATGTAGGCATTCAACTGTTCGAGATTCCATCCTTGAACTACAAGCAGCAGTTCCTCATTCATTACTCCTCCTTATTGTTAGTTGGATCCCAGATGGGAGCCTTAATGAAGTTCAACCTCAACTCTTCTACACGCATGTTCCTATCGGCTTCACACACTCCCTTGTAAGAACAGGGACCGAACATGGTATCGCAGTGCGTGTAATCAGGAGGCCAGTATCCACTCTCCGCGAACTCAAGGAATCGATACGCATAGTAGGGTAGAGTTTCACCCTGCCATTCAAGGAGTCGATCTGAACTGAAACTAATGACTTCCCTAGCCAACCGTTCTTCGATCTTCAGCGTAGTCTGAAGTCCGATCTTATTCACGATGACATTCCTGCTCTTGAGGAGCATACACTGTCCCATGAATTGATTGCTCAGACTCGACTTATCACGCCGCTGTTTGAATGTCTTGTGGTCCATCGACACGATACCGATTTGATTCGTATCGACTACGAGATCGAA